CCCGTAGCACCATCATCTTTCCCAGGGCGGTTGAAGTCTTATTGTATAGCTGTCTATCGTCATTATTTAGCTTAGTCCTGGTTACCACCAGAAAGTCCGTACCCCTGTGAGCGTCCGCCCAGATTGATAGGTCTCTGTCCGTAAAATCACTCAAGTCCGTTCCATCATCCCCGACCATAACTGCACGCTGACCTCCCGACAAAAGTCTAGAGTTCATTGTACGGCAAAGTTCGAAGGAGAGGGCTGGAAACTTGTCAAACTGGTTCACGGCACGACTGAAGGATCTACTTTTGGAGAAGCTTTTAATCTCCTTTTGCTCGTTGAACATGTACATCTGTGAGTTAATAATTGCCACCCTGTTATGAGTGTAATTCTTACCCAAGCTGAACTTTAGTCCACAAGCCTTTGTAACCTCCTTCCACTTCTCGTAAAGAGCACCATCATAGCACCAGAATAGGATATCATCCCCATTCACGCACATAGGCAACTCTTCCAAGAGCATGTACTCATTACTTTTGAGCAATCCGAGAGATCGGAAAAACTCTTCGTAAGCGACTTTTGTCGCTGCCAAGTTGATGAGGCAGAGTATTGGGAAGGAAGTCGGTGAGCCCATTAGTTGACCCCACTGTTGTTGAAAGTATTCCCCCTTAGCTGTATATTTCAATAGATGTTCCGTAAGACAACGCTTTAGTACGATCTGATCCTCGAGTGGGACCCTGAGACGTTGGCAAATTGCTTCGTTAGCATAAACGCTTAAATGCGGATGCAGGAGGTCAGTTGCTGACTCATAATCCCCAGAAACGAAGAACCCCTCCTCATTATGTGAGAAGAGAGGCGAGTTTCCGAAGATCTGGCTCAAATAAGCCGGGTTGCATGGCTGCCCTATTAACCTACAGTTTTGTTGTTTCCGCATGCGTGAATGAATTACCTTCTGCCACCTCCTTGCGAGATGGTACTGATCTGCATCCCCCTTTGTTATGGTTCTCACCTTGAAGGCCTCCAGAAGAGGCACAACTTGTGCATGAACACTGTCCTTATGGTATGAATGAATGCGTGAACTCTCCTCCGCCTCAAAGTATAACTCTGAATTGTAGTAAGTCCTCACCTCCGTAACCTTATATTTGTAAGAACAGTAGGAATGTAGATAGCCAGTCGCTGGTTCAGGTAATGTGTAGTTTTCCCCATGTTTAGAGAGGAGATCCCCCAAAGCACCTCCTTTCCCCCGGCCGCAATCAACTGATGCACCGAGAGAAGGAAGAC